TGGTGGCGGAGTGTTACCTCCTTTGTTTAAAGACGAAGAGACCATTTCGGGACTTGGAATGTCCTGGTAAGACAAACCACTAGGGGTCTTACTCCTAGTGTACAGGGCTGTTAGGTCAACTTTACAACCGAAGCTAACCCGTGTTCTTAGTATCTTTATCAATCCTTCCGGGTCACATGATCTGGAACTGTGATTCCATGACGAGCGAGAAATCGCTTGAAGTATGGGACAAGAGGATTCTCTGGAGAGAGAATCTTCGTGGTAGGATCATAAAACCTGAAAACCCGAAGGTTTTCATGTATAATATGAGTTACCGCCTTATGATCTTTGAGGCTTTTAAAGTCCTTAAAGACAAAAGGATCCATTTCTTCAATGCCAGAGGTTTCAAAACCTTTAGCATTCAGCTGGGCTGCCATAATATCTTTCTGGGCTTTCGCCTGATTGATACTGTCAGTCCAATACGCCTTAAGAGCTATCAAACTCTTAGGGTGGATGATAAATCGCCCGGATGGGTGTTTGAGCCTCATAAGCCCTTCTAACCGAACTGCCAAGTCATGTACACCTGAATTTACATTCAGCAACATGGCCTCATGGGCTTCTGTGAAGAAGTCTGGCTCTCGCGAGTCCTCAGACGTTATGAACGTTCTGAGAATATCGTTACGATCCTCCGCCGTTAATGGCGTTGGGGACGTCGAGGTAGCGTCGGTTGGTTGTGGTAGTGGGGTTTCAGCGATCACGGGTTTTAGGGTTGACTTAAGGATTTCTGAAGTCTTGTTCGAGGCTTTAAATCGATTGTGCCAGATCATCACTGATCTGACTAATCGGTATCTCTGACGCTCGGACATATCATCGTGTTTAAGGACCCCTCGTGAGAGGTATCCTTGCGCAATGATCTGTTCCCAGTCTATACTTAAGTATTTGAGCTGGGCGTCGTCTTTAGACCAATATAATGTGGTCAAAAGATCGGAGAGCAAAGCCTTATATTCCCGTCCATCCTTAGTCACACGATTAAGAGTGGATAGCCTCTCAGCAGGTATGTTAAGTCCTGTAGAGTGGCATACGGACAGTAGAACGGGGACGTATCTCCAATCGTTTGCACGATTGATAATACGTGGGGATATCCGACTTACGTCGGAACCATCCCAAGCCACGCGAGAGACGTACTCTAAGAAACAGCCCTTCTCAGTAGGAACCTTTGATTTATTAAGGTTTATTACTGAACCGATGCTGTGGTACATTTTAGGGATTACTCCCGATGGATCCACAATCCAAAGATCATCTCCCACCTTATTATACCAGGTGGGTTTGAAATCTGGATAGGCATCTTTCATGGTCATTTCAATTAAGAAATGATCTGCAAGGGTTGCTATTAGAAACGAGCCGGTGGTCCCCATACCCTGGCCCTGCTTATAGACAATATGCTTTGACAGATGAGGTGAGTACCATTGGCACTTCACCACTAGTCTGTACCAAGCGTCCGCGATCTTGGTTCCAAACATTTCTTCCATTAATACTTTTTGGAAGTCTGAATGAAACCGG